GTGGTTGAGTCAGCTCCAGTAGAAGCCGCACGCCCAACAGTTAGTGCATCCTTCTATACAGAGCCACGCTCACCAATTAAAACACAAGCTCAATTTTTAGAGCACTCAATTAAAGCCCAAATGGGTAGCCATGAGTCTGCACAATGGGTATTAAAGGCAGAAGCAGATGTAGCGAAGTTTTTAACAGCTGCAGATGATTCATTTACAACTAACCCAGCATTTAATCCAACACAATTTGTACCTACAGTAGTAGATACTTTAATTGGCAACCGCCCAGCTATTGATGCAATCGGATCACGTGCATTACCAGCAGCAGGTATGACTATTTCAGTACCAAAGATCACTACATCTGGTACAGTGGCAGAAACTGCAGAAGCAGCAGCACCATCAGAAACTGGAATTGTGTCAAGCTATGTAAATCTAACAGTTAAGAAATATGCGGGTTTACAGCGCTATTCACTTGAGGTCCTAGAGCGCAGCAGCCCCGACTTCTTCCAGGCGATGCTTGACAATATGACTCGAGCTTACAATAAGGCAACAGATTCAGCAGTTATTGCAGCATTAACAGCAGGTGGCGCACAAGCTAACCCACAAGCTGCAACTTCTGACGGAATTATTGCTTACATTGCAGAGCAAGCACCAGCAGCTTACGCAGGCACTGGCGAGTTCCCATCTGTTTATTTAGCAGGTAGAGGACAATGGTCAGCATTAATCGGTGCTAAAGATGCATCAAGTAATGGCCGACCAATTTACACTGCTATCCAACCAATGAACGCAGCTGGACAAGTTACACCACGATCACTACGTGGTAACGTACTTGGTTTGGATCTCTATGTCGATCCACACATGACAGCTACATTTATTGATGAGTCAGCGTTTATCGTTGTACCATCTGCAGTATCTATCTATGAATCACCTATCCTACGCCTAAGCACAAACATCCCAACTTCAGGCGAAATCGAGACATCACTATATGGCTACATGGCCGTTGGCGTGTTAGTTTCCGAAGGTGTCCGTCGTTTCAACCTAACCTAATAAGTTAGTTAATTTAATAATCCTCTGGGGTTTAGTAGCCCTAGCCCCAGGGGAGCTTTTTAAGAGAGGATAACAATGCCAGCCACGTATGTAACCGAAGCTGAGTTACGCAGTAATTTAGGTATTGGTTCTCTTTACACATCCGCAACAGTTGAAGAAGTTTGCCAATCAGCACAAGATTTATTAGATCAATACCTTTGGTATAACGAAGCACCAGTAGTCGGTGCAAGTTTGTACAATAACGTTGCAACTTTAGTGTTAGCAAATCCTGGCATATTTGTAACAGGTCAAACTATAAACGTAGAAAATTGTGGCAGTATTTATGGCGGCCAACACGTTATTACTGGATCATTCCCAGGTACTACAGTGCCAGTATCGATAGGCACAGCATTTTTAACAAATTTACCTTACACAAATTATCCATCTGGATATTCATTTATTCAGTTTGCCAAAGTACATGCAGACGATCCATTTCATAGAATTATACCTAGCGGTAAAGTTGTAGGCCCGGATAAAAAAGACACAGATTATAGTGTGACCCCCGCAATCAGAGAAGCAGCGATGATCATAGCTGTAGACATCTGGCAGGCTAGACAAGTTAGCCAGACTGGTGGGGTAGGTATGGATGGGGTCAGTGCTAGCCCTTATCGGATGGGTTATCAGCTGATTAACAGAGTACGTGGCCTCATCCAGCCTTATTCAAACCCTAACTCACTGGTAGGTTAATATGCCAGCTGCGATTACCACATTACGTAGCACACTAGCGACAACCTTAACTAACGCTGGCGTGTGGTCAGTGTTTAGTTTTCCACCTGCCACACTTCTGGCAAATAGCGTGGTAATTACTCCAGGCGATCCATATTTGACACCTAGCAATAATGATGAAATTACTATTAGCCCGATGGCAAATTTTAAGATAATCATAACTAAACCTGCATTTGACAACCAGGGCAACTTGTCAGGCATAGAAGATTACATCTTGGCTGTAGTTACTAAATTAGCAGCCGCTAGTTATCAGATGAATATATCCAGCGTATCTGCACCTAGTATAGTAAATGCAACTAGTGGCGATTTATTAGTAAGTGAAATAACAGTATCTATCCTAACGAGTTGGAGTTAAAATGAGCTACAAAGGATTAACAGAAGAAGAAACTAAGTTTCTGATCAAAATAGGTCAGATCAACAAACCAGAAGTGGTAGTCAAAAAGGCTACTGCTAAGAAGGAAGAAGGGCAAGACTAATGGCAATATATTTAGCTAATGGTGCGGTGGTTACACTAAATTCAGTTGATCTGAGCGACCACGTAACAGCCGTAACAATCAATAGATCATTTGATGAACTAGAAGTAACAGCTATGGGCGATAGCGCTCACAAGTTCGTAAAGGGCTTAGAGGCAAGCACTATCACTATTGACTTCTTAAACGATACAGCCGCAGGCGAGGTTAATGCCACCCTACAGGCTGCATGGGGTACAACAGTGCCACTTACAATTAAGCAGACAAGCGCTGCCGTAAGCGCTACTAACCCAGAGTTTCAAACTACAGTGTTGGTCAATAACACACAAGATGTTAATGGCGCAGTGGGCGACATAAGCACACAAAGCATTACATTTACCTGCCAAAGTGTTATCGTAGTAGATACCACACCTTAAGGAGAAATAATGGCAAAGCTAAAGATTACAAGGGCTACTGGTGAAGTCACAGAACATAAGATAACACCAGGTGTCGAGTACGCTTTTGAGTTAAAGTATGGCGCAGGAATTAGTAAAGTCCTACGTGATCACGAACGGCAAACCGAAATTTATTGGCTAGCTTGGGAGTGCTTGCGTAGGGCTAACGTAACAGTACCAATCTTTGGTATCGAGTTTATAGACACTTTAGATACTGTAGAGGTTTTAGACGAAGAAAAAAAATAACTGGGCGAGATTCCATTCTCTATACGATAGCCAGCCTATCGGTGGAGTTAGGAATACCGCCTAAAGAATTTATAGATATGGATTCTGAGATGCTTAGGACAATAGTCCAAGTTTTATCAGATCGTGCTAAGGAGATCAAAAATGCCCGTAGTCGTAAACGGCGTTAGAGAGTTCCTTAAAGCTATTGATGAAATTGATGAAGACATGTATAAAAATGTTAGGGCTAGCCTAAAACAGCCAATGCTTAAAACATCTGCTAAGGCAAAACAATACTTGCCAAGCAATCAAAATGTGTTAAGTGGCTGGTTAAAACAGGCTGAGCCACAGGAAGGTCAGCGCAGGCCGTTCCCTGCGTATGATCAAGCCACAGCTAGAGCAGGTATCAAATACAAGCTCGGCCCTAATAAACGTAATCGTAAAGGTTACAGCGTTTACAATTATGTAAGTAATGAGTCTGCACCTGGCGCTATTTATGAAACCGCAGGTCGTAAGACAGATGGCGCACAAGGCGCATCATTAAACCCTAACGCTGGTGTTCAATTTATAGCTGCATTACCACAAGTAGAAGATGCAACTATGGCAGGCACAGTAGGGCGTAGAGGTCGTAAAAATAAAGGTCGAGCCATATACAAAGCTTGGAAAGAAGAGCAGGGCGATGCATACAAAGATATACAGAAGGCTATTGACAAAGCCATATTTGAGTATTACAAAAAATTACCACTAGAGAAAAAAGGCCAAGTACTTGGTTTTTATCAAGAGCGATCAGCTCGTGGATTTAGGGGCGTGTAATTGTGCCTACTTTAGTAGTATCGGCATTAAGCACCTTTGATAATAAAGGATTAAAAAAAGCTAAAAAAGAAGTTAGCGCATTTGACAAACAATTAAAAACCTTTGCCAAGACCTTTGCTACAGCATTTTCCGTTACAGCATTAACTAGATATGGCCGAGCAGCTGTTAAAGCTTTTTCAGAAGATGAAAAGGCAGCCAAATCCTTAGAGCAACAATTAAAAAACACTGGCTACCAATTTAGTTCACCATCTATTGAGTTATACATAGCCAATCTACAAAGAACTACAGGCGTATTAGATGACCAATTAAGACCAGCCTTTCAACAATTACTAACTATTACAGGCTCAATCACTACCAGCCAAGATGCATTAAATACAGCTCTAAATATAAGCGCTGGTACTGGCAAATCATTAACAGCGGTTACTACAGCATTATCACGTGCCTATGCAGGCAATACTACAGGACTTAGCAGATTAGGTGCTGGACTAGATAAAACCTTATTAAAGACTGGCGACATGGATGCAATTATGGCCGAACTTAATAAGAAGTTTTCAGGTCAATCTGCAGCCAGATTACAAACCTATGCTGGAAAAATGGATTTACTAGCTGCCGCATCTGCCAATGCCCAAGAAATTATCGGCAAAGGTATTTTAGATTCTTTAACCTTATTAAGTGATGATAACACTATAGAAGATTTAACTAAGGGTATGGAAAACTTTGCCATAGCTACAAGTGAAGTAATTGTAGGACTTGGACAAATAGGCAGTAAATTAAAAGAATTAACTAATGTACCTGGCTTGGGTAATATATTTGACGTAAGAAATATACCAGTTATAGGGGCATATATTGGCGGGCTTAGGGAAATAGGCCGAGGCGCTATGCCACAGCAAGATCGTGGTGGCCAAGAAAGAACTGCTACTAGAATTGCCGCTCAACAAAGAATATTAGAAGCACGTGCTATTAAAAATTCAACTACATTACGTAAAGCCGAAAACGATCAATTAAAGAAAAAAACAGAAGTAGATAAACTTGCTGAACAATTTAACGTAACTTTAATTGGATTACAAAAAGCATTAGGTGAAGCGGTAGATGAAGAAACTAAGGCAAGAATAAGAGGGCTTATTGCTATTGAAAAAAACGACGAAGCCTTAGCCAAAAAAGCATTAGCAGAATTAGCGGCAGCACAAGCAGCTGCAAAATTAGCGGCTACCTACGATCAAGCCTTAGAGTCTGTAAAACTTATGAACGCCAAGATAGCAGCATTTTTAACTAGCATGAGCGTTAAAGGATTTGATATACCTGGCCTAGATTCATTAACTGGCGCTGGCACAATTAGCACTGGCGGTGGTGGTGGCGGTATCACAGGCACATTAGGTGGCAGCATATTTGATCCTAGCTTTGCAAGACGTGGCGAAGAGAGATCAGTAGCAGAATTAAATATAAGAGTAGATACTTCACAAACAGGTGATAGATTTGCAGCATTAATAGCAGAGAGTTTACAGATAGCCCAGAAATCTGGCGTATCGTATGGCATAGCTGGCGGGTTGTAATGGCAGTACCAGTAGTAAATGCTTACATAAATTTTAGCACCGGACCATCATTTGCCCAAGCTTTTATATTAGATCAAGGCCAGTTAGACGTAAACGTATTAGCTGGTAGTGCTGGCATTATTGTTGATGTATCTAATCAAATAAACAGAATAGAAACCAAGCGAGGCCGTAACGCTTTAATCGATCAATTCCAAACAGGCACTCTTACCTTACGCATAGTAGATCAAAATGGCGATTTTAACCCACAGAATCCATCTAGCCCATATTTTACATACTTAACACCTATGAAGAAGGTGCAGATTACTGCTACATATAACAGCGTTACTTATCCTATATTCTCAGGATTTATTACAAGTTACGTTACAACATATCCTAGAGAAGCCGAAGAAGTAGCGTATACAACTATACAAGCTGTAGATGCATTTAGATTAGCGTTTAACGCACAAATAAGCACTGTTACAGGTGCAAGTGCTGGCGATTTATCAGGCACACGCATTAATCAGATATTAGATGAAATTGACTGGCCAGCATCACAACGTGATGTGGATGCAGGTTTGACTACATTACAGAATGATCCAGGCACAAATCGCACAGCACTACAAGCTATGACCACTGTAGCTGAATCAGAGTATGGCGCATTATATGTAGATGAATCTGGTAACTTTGTATTTCAAGATCGAGCAGTTACAGCTGGCTCAATAGGTGCTACACCTACAGTATTTAATGATGATGGCACAGGCATAGCTTATGCCGATGCTCAGTGGATATTAAATGATGTGTTGATATTTAATAAAGCCACTATAAGTAGATTAGGTGGATCGCCACAGGTAGCCCTAGATCAAGATTCTATAGACAAGTATTTTCTACACAGCTATTTCTTAGATGGATTACTGATGCAGACAGATGCCGTAGCCCTAGATTATGCCCAGGCTTATGTGGCTAGTCGTAAGGAAACCTCAATACGTGTGGATTCAGTAACCCTAGATTTATACACGCCTAATTACAATAGCGGCATAATTGCAGCTCTAAACCTAGATTTCTTTGATCCTATTACAGTCAATACTACCCAGCCAGGCGGTAGCGTATTGACCAAGACTTTACAGATTTTTGGGGTTGCCATGAATATAACCCCGAATAGTTGGAAAACCACGTTCACGACACTAGAGCCCGTTATAGATGCATTTATCCTAAATAATAGCATTTATGGCACTTTAGACTATAATGTCCTAAGTTACTAAGGAGTAGAAATGGCAGCAGGTTTAGGGTTTAAGGATTTTCAGACAGGCGAGGTATTGACCGCCGCCGATGTAGATGGCTATTTAATGCAAGGTATCTGGGTGTTTGCCAGTGCCGCTGCTAGAGATTCAGCTGTAACTTCTCCACAAGAGGGTAATTCATGTTATCTAAAAGATACCGACGTTATACAAGTTTATTCTGGATCAGCATGGGTAACTAAATCAGGTGGATCACCATTAACTACTAAAGGTGATTTATATACATATTCAACAACTGATACACGTTTAGGCGTCGGAACAAATGGACAAGTTTTGACTGCTGACAGTTCTGAAGCAACTGGATTAAAGTGGGCAACAGCAGGTGGCGGCGGTAAAGTTTTGCAAGTCGTTCAAGCAACTTATTCAACAGCAACAACAATAGCAACAACTACAATGACCGACACAGGATTAAGTGCTTCAATTACTCCCAGTTCTGCTAGTAGTAAAGTTTTAATTTTGGTAAGTCAGGGATTTTTTGAAGAAAAAGATACTAGTCAGATGGGTTTTACGCAGAGAATTATGAGAGGTGCCACATCAGTTTATACACAAGATAGTAGCGGTTCTGCTGGTTCTTACTATATTCAAGGTTTTGCCTCTCCTAGAGCGCGTGGATATGTGACAATGATATATCTTGATAGCCCAAGTACAACTTCATCAACTACATACAAAACACAAGCAAATTTAGAAACTACTAGTGGTAATCAAAGTTTAACATTACAAAGTGCTAGTATGATTTCAACAATTACTTTGTTAGAAATAGGTGCTTAATGGAAACTTATTTAGTTAAAGCAATTAAAAAATTAAGACCAACTGCTCAATTTTCATTTATTGATAATGATTATTCCACAATTAAATGGGATTTATTAGAAGGCGATGCCCCAACTCAAAATGAAATTGATGTTGCCATTGAACAAGTTAAAACAGAAGAATTGGCAAAAGCCGAAGCGGATAAAATAAAGAAAGAATCTTTGTTATCCAAGTTAGGTATAACTGAAGAAGAAGCTAGAATACTTTTAGGCTAATGAAGCCTTGGTTATGTGTAGCTGGGGTGCAGTTAAGAGATCAGGTTGATACCTGGTATCCAGATCGCAGGACTACCAGTGATGGGTGGATTGGTGATGCTCGTCATTCCGCCACCAGATCGGATCATAATCCAGACGAATCTGGGATCGTCCGAGCCATTGATATTGATTCTCGCTTGGATTCATCCGAGCAACTCTCGATATATCTGGCTGACCAGATCAGAATATGTGCAAAAACCGATAAGCGTATATCTTACGTAATACATAATGGCTTTATTGCATCAAAGATTATGGGATTTAAGTGGCGTAGGTATCGTGGTATAAATCCACATAAGAAACATATCCATATTAGCTTTACAAAGTTAGGCGACAAAGATGGTAAGCCGTTTGACATACCACTACTAGGGGGAAAAATATGAAACTATCTAAAAAACACAAAGCAGCAATTAAGTCTTATTTAAGAGCTGTGGCAGCTAGCGGTGTGGCATGTGCTTTGGCTATTGCAGCTGACATTCATCCAGCATATAGTGCTTTATTGGGCGCAGCAGTAGGACCATTGGTTAAGGCTCTCGATCCTAATTCTGGCCTAGAAGTTGATTACGGAATCAATGCGAAATGAGTCCGACAGAATGGGCTGGCTTTGGCGCTGGCGTTTGCGCCGTGCTGAGCGCAGGTTTCATAGGATTACGTTTTTTAGTTAAAGGCTGGTTAAACGAACTACGTCCTAATGGTGGCGCAAGTATGAAAGATCAATTAACTAGATTAGAACAGCGTGTTGATGAGCTGTTTACTATCCTCAGTAGGCGACAATAATAACTATGGCAACCACACGTAAACGCAAGAAGATTAATCGGCGCAGGGTGCGTAATACACCAGAGCCATTAACTAAACTTGATCAGTTTTATATTGCCAAACATGAGATATTTAAGGCTGCTCGCAGGGCTGGATTTAGTGAATCTGTAGCTCTATATCTTATGGACAGCGATCACATGCCAGATTGGATAGTAGGAGATGGTGGCATAATCCCTAGCATACCAACTCCAAATGAGGAAGAAGATTAAGCGATATTTAGTTATCAGCGATCTACAAGTGCCTTACCACCACGAGGCAGCAGTTAAAAATATTATCAAGTTAGCAAGAAAAGAAAAGTTTGACGAAGTACTGGTAGTAGGAGATGAGCTCGATTTTCAAAGTATTAGCAAATGGGCTGAGGGTACACCTTTGGCTTATTCAGAAGATTTACATGAAGATCGAGAAACTTGTAAGCAAATTCTGTGGGATATCGGCGAGTACAGCGCAGAGATGCATATTATCCGCAGTAATCATACTGATCGTCTTTACAATACTTTATTAAAAGTACCTGGATTAATTAATTTACCAGAGCTGCAATATCCAGCATT